CCGAGCTTGTGAAAGCCCGGGAGGAACTGAGCCCTTCCTCCGGCCTTGATTGGTCGGTTTCAGAAGGGAAAGCGCAGCTGGCGAGGAGTATGGTCGCAACAGCAATAAGCTGCTAGCGGTGTAACTCGAGCCAGGCCCTTTAATGGGGGACGCACAGTCCTCGGACTGTGTAATTCACCTAGTGAGCAAACCTATGCCCTTTCGAACACTCATCGACAGCGAACTGAACTCCGTGTATTTACAAACGGAGTCCGCTGTCGGACCCTCCTCTTGTCAGGCGTTGAATGACGGTTACAGCTATACAGCCGTTAGTCATCGGAGGCTGGAGAAGTGCTATAAGCACATCACCCCCAGGTTCCACGCCCAGAAGAGGTCAGGTGCACTGCTACCCTTCACACCCTACCAGCGCTATTCGGGGAAATCCCAAATTGATAGCGTGGGGACCGCAACTTTGCGGTACCAAGTGGGTTCAGGGAGCAGTCTGTGTACGATTGACACTGCCAAGCAATTCGCCGTGGATTGTCCGGTCCCATTGGACATTCACGGAATGATGGCTGCCTTCAATGGCAAGTGGCCGGATCTGCGTTCGTTAGTTATCGACGCATATGCGGAATGCATCGCCGACTTGGATGTCGGTACGCAGGTGGCAGAAATGCACAAAACGGTCGACATGACCGTGGATGTGGGTGAGAGGTTATTTAGGACTGTTCAAAAAGCAGTCGCTTCTTACTCCCGCGGTGGTGTTAAGGCCTTGTATCGCGATGCTGTCCATAGGAATTATGGGAAAGCACGCGGTTCCTTCGCAGATGAATGGTTAGCTACGCAATATGGATATGCGCAACTTGACCGGGATATCAAGTCCATGCTGGATGCATGGGCCAAGAGATTCCTCAATATCTCGAGGGGCAAGGTGGATGGGCCCACTTCTTTTACCCAGTCGGCCTCGCGAGAGACCGTTCTTTACTGGGGAGGGGGTCCTGCGGCTACGGTGCACATCGACACAACCAGAGAATTTCGGTTGGAATCGGTGGCCCGTGCTGCTGTCAAGTACTACCACGCTCTCCCGAATGCATATGTAGACGGGTACGTGACTTTGTACGAGATGATCCCGTACTCCTGGGTGGTTGACTGGTTTGTCAACATCGGGAATACGCTTAAGGCCTGGAACGTCCTACGTAACGCACATTCTCATAGTGCGGCGTTGGGCTACCAGCTCACTTGTGACACAAAGGTGGCTACGGTACCGGGAAATCCGGCTGTGTTACCTTGGTCTAATGCCTCTTGTTCGGGGTTTACGGCATCCGCAACTGAGAAGTTGCTGCTGCGAATTCCAGCAGGGGCTCCACCCCTTATCCCGAGGATCAACCACAACCTGTCTATCGCGAAGCTTATAACTCTGACGTCCTTGTTGGAGCAGCAACGCAACGACATTTCCAAAACTAACTTCACCAGGAGGTGAATTATGGCCGCTATGACTACGGCCCTCGTGGTGTTCTCCAACACCGCAAACTCGCGTCTTTACACCGCGCCTAGCCATACTGTGGTGAAGCCGGCGATCGTCGTCCAGAGGCGTCGCGTCCCTACCAGTGCTGAGGGGTTGGCTCACAATGAGCTGAACGTTTCCTTCGGTACCACCGACGCAGACGGAAATCCGCTTGATCGCAAGTGGTTCTTCGGGGCAACGGCCCGTGGTCCGGTTAATGGCGATGCGGATGATCGCACGGCAGCGCTTGCGCTGTTCCGTGAGATGGTGGCGAGCGATGAGTTCGCTACCATGATCCTGACCCAGAACTATATCAAGGCTTAGAAGCCGAGATGTCGTCCCAAGTTCTTAAGCGCTCGGCTGTGGCAGTCACAATAGCTGCCGTAGTTTGGGCGCTAACTTGGTTTTGTTCTGGGGCTGAGGTGCTCCACATGGAGCTCCATCAACTGCTGGAGTGTTTGTTACCGCTCCTGTAGCCGCATTTCCACCATACTAGCCCAACGGAGATCGTGATGACCCCGATGAAACTAGCAGTCGCAATGGCTGCCGCTTATATGGAAGATAACTGCCAGGATCTGGACATAGATGTCCAACTTGGTGTGTTGTCCGATTTGGAGGCCGAGGACTTACCCTCTTTGGCCACCGCCTCTCGTCGCCTACCACGTAGTACTGTAGGCTGGACAAAGCTTCGGCAGGTTGAGGCCTTCTTTAAGAAGTGCCGAGACTTCGCTGACGTCGACCGTTGCACCCAGGCTTGTTACGAATCCTTCGTCAAGTCAGAGCAGCAATGCGATGCCACCAACCAACGCCTCACGGCCTATATGTTCAATCCTGAACTGGCACCCGATATGGATGTCTACGTGAGGAAGATGCAGATCAAGATACAAGATCTGCTCGGTGAGTTTAAGCCATTCCTGAACAGCCTCCCTAGGTTGTTGCGGGTTACGAGTGGTGCTACTCTCGAAAGGAGTCGAAAGCGGTCCTTGCCCCACCTGAAAGTGGGAGGACATTTGACGATACCTTCATCGAAGGCAATCAACTACTGGGATGTCCTCATGCGCATGATGCACATGGGGGAGGAGCATGAGCCTGCCGCTTTGGCAGCTTGTACCTCGGAACACCCGGGCAAAACCCGGGAGTACATCCCTCCAAGAGCTCAATACAAGGTGAGATCCCGCAATAGGATCTCGCTAGTAGAGAAGAACTGGTCTACCTACCGCACCACGGCCGCAGAATCTGAAGGCGCAATGCCTTTTCAGTTGGCGTTCGATGAGTACGGAAAGGGCCGACTCCTGAAATTTGGGATCGACCTGAGGAAAGGCCAGACGGTTAATGACCGAGCTGCCATGCTCGCGTCTAAGGGGGAAACCTCCGACGTGACTGTGGATATGGAACGAGCCTCAGACTGCGCTGCGTTTAACGCTGTGGGTCTGCTCTTCCCCTGGGATTGGTTCGAATTCTTGAACACTTTCAGGAGCGTAGGTTACACCGGCGCGTTCGGTGACGGGTGGTATCACAAGTTCTCCTCTATGGGGAACGGGTGCACCTTCGTCATTGAGACGATTATCTTCTGGGCCGCCGCTGTCGCCGTAGGGGCTAACCGCCCTTTAGTATACGGAGACGATGTCATCATTCCAAGGGAGCAATTCCCCGAGTTTGAGCGGCTTATCAACTTCCTAGGGTTCACCATCAACGGTGAAAAGAGTTTCACGGAAGGTCCCTTTCGTGAAAGTTGTGGTGGCGATTATTTTAACGGCATAAGGGTAACACCCTTTTACTTTCGCCGTCAGCCATCATGCAAGCGCGAGTGGAGCCATTTGGTTAATGGTCTGCTTGCCCTCTCCTATCCGGGGTCTCAGCTTGAGATACTCGCTGCGTCTTTAATCGTAGAGCATGAGCTCAGAGTTGTACCTTACAACTCAGACGATAGCAGCGGGGTCTTTATAAGCCCAACTTCGGCATATTCCCTGGGGTTGATCCGTGAAACCACCCAAGACGGTGGAAGATCGGTTTCGGTGCGCGGTTTTAAAGCGTACCTTACACTTCCTTCAGTGCGTCGGACATCGGGGTGGCGTTCGTCCATCCTGTGGCATTGCTCAAAGCTCTACCATGAGCCTAAACGCTTTGTCACTCAGTCTGCGTACAATCCTCCTGGCCTGGAATCGGCCTCTGATAGTGAGGATGAGGGAACTCTTACGAGCTCGGTAGTTGGGTCTCGGCATGCCGTGCAATGGCGCGTGTATGTCGCGAGTGGTCCCTGTCCATTCTACGTCTACTCTAGTGAGCAGGCAGTTCTCGC